TATCCGAAGGACTTTACCTTTATCTGCCCAACAGAAATTGCAGGTATGGATATATTAACAGAACATGCAAATGTGGTTGGTATATCAGGGGACAATGAGTTCTGTAAACTGGCTTGGAAAGAGAGTAATAAGTTAATAGGTAATATTAATCATACTCTTGCAGCCGATTGTGGACTACAACTTGCTGATGAATTAGGTATTGTTGATAACGAGAATGGTGTATGCTATAGAGCAACATTTATCTTTGATCGCAATAGAACAATTCAACACGTATCAGTTAATGCACTTGATACAGGTAGAAATGCAAAAGAGGTTTTAAGAACATTACAAGCATTACAAGCAGGTGGTTTAACTGGCTGTGCATGGGACGAAGGCGATGACTTTGTCGGTTGAAATAGAAGGTAAAATTATGACCAAAAAGAGATTCTCTCTTGCGGTCGAGAAGCTAGTAGCATCACAACCTGGTGTGTCATACATAGATGCAGCAGTAGTTATCATAGAGGAAAGAGGTATGGATTATTCTAATCTAAAAAGGTTATTAACACCATCGCTGAAGGCCAAAATCGAAGAAGAAGCTTCTAGTTTGAATCTAATCAGAGGCGATAAAAAGAATAAACTGCCTCTATGATTGATCCATTTGAATCCTATAAACTATATAATGCATTAAAGTTACATTTTGAAACTGATTACGATGCAGTCAAATATAATTTTAAATCAAATGTTTCATCGCAATCATTCTTTAAACGCAGAGACAAATACTTCTTTGCAAAGATTGCAAAACATTATGAAAAGGATTTAAAGGGATACTATATTGCCAACTTCAAACACGGTGTCTCCTATGTAGGGGAAATGGTGAACGAAGTAGGCGAAAAGAATTATATCGAACATAAAAAAACACTTGAATCGCTCACGCGTGTGTTTCAAAATGATATAAATAAACTATCTGAACAAAAGATGGAATTTGATGACCTATTCAAATCAGAAGATGGTCAACACCCATTGATTGTTCAGTTATGGATGCAAGAGGAAATCACACTTGAAACTGTGGTCATTCTTAATTCCTTAATTGGGTTTATACCTCGTGAATCAAAGAAGATATCGGATACATTAATTTGGCCTGATATTAAAAGAAAGATCGAAAAGTATACACCCTTCGTAAACTTTGATAGTACTAAGTGCAAACTTATTATACTAAATGGGTTTACAAACATATGAAAATATGTTATAATATAATGTATAATGTGGATAATACAGAAAAGTCGCAAGGCTTAATACAACGCAATACAGGAGAAATATAATGTCATTTGCAAATCTAAAGAGCAAACGAGGCTCGTCTATCGACAAACTCGTACAAGCTGCAGAAGCAGTATCAACGAAACCATCCGCATCATCTTATGAAGATGATCGACTTTGGAAACCTACCAGAGATAAAGCAGGAAATGGTTATGCCGTAATTAGGTTCCTACCAGCCAACGAGGGTGAAGATCTTCCTTGGGTAAGGTATTGGGATCATGGGTTCAAAGGACCTAATGGATTATGGTATATCGAAAACTCTTTAACATCTATTGGACAGCAGGATCCAGTATCGGAGCATAACTCTGTACTTTGGAACTCAGGTAGAGACGAAGATAAAGCTATTGCAAGGGAACGCAAAAGAAGATTACACTATGTGTCTAATGTTCTAATCGTTTCTGATCCTTCTAATCCAGAGAATGAAGGAAAGGTCAAACTGTATAAGTTTGGTAAGAAAATCTTTGACAAAATCATGGAAGCTATGCAACCTGCTTTTGACGATGAAACACCTATCAATCCTTATGACTTCTGGGAAGGGGCTGACTTTAAAATCAAAATCAGAAAAGTAGAAGGCTGGGTGAACTATGATAAATCAGAGTTTGCTACCCAAAGTTCTTTATATGATGGCGATGAGCAAAGACTAGAGGAAGTGTATAACCAACTTCATAATTTGCAGGACTTCTTAGATCCTAAAAATTATAAAACATACGACGAGCTAAAAGCCAAACTCAATAGAGTATTGGGTGTCGATGCAGGAATTGCAGAGGCAGACCCATTTGAGGCTACTGCACCAGTGGCAGATGCTCCAACTATGGCGGAAGCTGATACTTCTTTCCCACCAGCTGAAGAGTCTTCATCAGAAGATGATACTCTTAGTTATTTTGCTAAATTAGCAAAAGAAAGTTAATTTTAATTAATTTGGAAAGGGACTCGAAAGGGTCCCTTTTTTTTATCTGTTAGAAAGTCCTTCAGCGATAGCATCTGGGGCATTCATATTACCCACTATAATTGTATCACCTGCTCTATTAGAGGTATTACTTGATGTTACAGCATTTACAATATCAGCTGTGGTTGTTGATGCAGCTCTTTCCTCTGATTTTAAATCTGTTGAAGCCTGATTTAGATTTTCACCTTGTTCTGCAGCTGCAGCTTTAGTTTCTCTATTTGCTACTGCTTCATCTACACCAGTATCCATTTTAATTCCGTCTTTAAATGACCTAATACCTGCAGCAATATCATCACCTTTAAATGGTATTTTTTCTGCTAATTTGGCCAAGCCTTCTAATAATAATCTAATTGGAGCAGTTATTGTATTGAATATTGTACCAACTAGAACTTTAAGCATTCTACCAAAGTCAAACGATCCTGTTTCATCATGCATGGCATCAAAGAAACCTAATACAGTATTTTTAATTTTATCAAATAAACCAGCTATCATTTCTGCAAAACTAAATGATTTAAGAGTTTCAGCGAAGTTTTCAAAACCAAGTTTACCTGCAACCCAGGCAATACCAGATTTTAATAGATCAAGTGGAATACCGACAAGTCCAACAACAGCACCTTTAATACCACCGATGACTCCAGCAAATACCTTAGCTGCAAGGCCACCCTCTTGTTTAGTGAATCCATCAATGGCTCCTTTAATTGTATCCACTGCTGTCATTAAAATAGTAAGAGGTAAGAATAATCGTCCTAGTGTACGACCAATTCCTTGGAACACAGTGAAGGTACTCTTTAAAAAACTACCTAATGTTTTTAATACACCACCTGCACTTTTAGCACCTTTACCAGTAGCCTTTGCAGTATCACCTATGAAGCCAAGTGTTTTCCCTATTGATCGAAACGAATCTCCTACCAAACGGACAGGCTTCAGAATAAAATTAAACATTGTCTTTAGACCACCACCAATTGTTTTAAATACACCACCAATTCTAGTAAAAATACTACCAATGACAGCTCTAATTGTTTTAGTGGCATTCATAAAGACATTCTTTTTAATTATAAATGCCCTTGTAACTCGGCCAAAGAAATTGGCTGTTGTCATTAAAATACCAGCCTTAAATGTTTTTAAACCTTTGGTACCCATTGTAAACGAGGCTTTAAATCGTTTAAAGAATTCGGTAAGAGGTTTTGTTATATTATTTTTAAATGCATTTTTTGCAAATTGTGGTACAAGTGCTTTTAAAGCGCGCCCTAATCCTTTTGTAAAGGCAACAACGGCATCGGTAATACCAAGAATAAATCCTGATATAAAACCAGCAAGTCCAACGGTAATAGCTCCAACAATACCAGCAAAGAGACCTATACCTTCAAGTTTTTCTTCACCTGAACCTTCTGTATTTTCAGCGATTTCACCAAGTCGTTTTAATGTTTCTTCTGCTACAGCATTAGCTTCTTTTTGCTTTTCTATATCATCAAATTTATTACCTGCCAATAATGCCTGTAGGTCCTGCATTTCTTTTAAGGCCTGACCTTGCAAGTCATGGCCCTTTTCAGCCATTACTGTTGACAGTCTACCTTGTAAATCGCGAGAGGATGCCTCTGCTTTTTTAGCTTCCGCTTCGTCTTTAACTGCACTAAGCAGAGCACTAAAGTCACTGGTTAGTGATTCCTTTTTATTTTTTTCCTCTGCCATTGTTTATTCCTATTTACCGCCGAATGCTCTACCAGCTTCTGATATACCAAATGCACCAAGTGTTATAACAACAAATGATGTATAAATTGTATCAGATATAACTAAGTCTTGTCCCATAAATGCTGTAACCAAATCACAAACACCAAAGACAGTCATTAATCCAAATGATATAAATCCTATAATTGCTTTTTCATTTACATCATTATCATCTAAAAAGATGTCTGTAAATTTTCTTTTTGGTGGTGCAAGTCTTTTCTTTGCTTCTGCAGCTTCTAATTGCATTTCCTTAATCATATCTTCAGATTTGTCAAGCTTATCAATTAAAGCCATGTACTTATCTAAATCAATTTCAACTTCATTTCTGCTGTTATCTGTATTATTATCAGCCATTATCTGTTTCTCCTATTTTCATTTTTAATTCTTTCATTCTCTTCCTTGATGTACTCTTGTAAGAGCGATACATATATCTCCCTCTCCCACGGTACCATATTGTCAAGTTCAGTCAAACTATAATTATGGTGTTGCATCATTGCAAAATTAGTCTTATAGTGATTGACTAAACTCTCATGCGAGAGGCCTATGTAAAAAAACTTTGTAAGCCCTTTAACTCCATATGGTTTGTCTTCGTACAACTCGGACAAGTATAATTTAAATCATGTTTTAAAGCTGGCATATCCTCAAAATATGTCGACATCTTTTTAAACTGATCACTATTTAAATTCTCTAAAAACTCATTCATTTCTGCCTGAGTTATATCAGATGCATTATGTATTGCATCATCCTCAAAGATGGTATCAATACAGTCAGCAATCATTTTGAATGCTCCATCGACAGTATCAATATCATCACCTATGTTTGAAACCATTTCAAACGAAGGATACCTTAATGTCACACCAATTGTTTCAGTTAGCATAACTACATTATCAGTGTTTATTTGAGGTATCTCAATATCATCAACATTGACTGCTACATCAACTAATGATTCACACTCACTACACTTAATTTTTAAATCCATATTTTCACCTACGGATTTAGATCTTAGTGCCAAAAACAAAGTCTCAATATCAAATACTGCTAATTTGTTTACATCAATGTCATCGTATACACATTGTTCAATAACATCTTTAATTGCTCTCATGATCATACTTTGATCTTGAGATTCCAATGCCACCATAAGAATCTTTTCCTCTTTTACAAGATAAGGTCTGTATGATACAGTCCTACCCTGCGAAGGAATCACAATCTCATACCTAGCACTATTCAGCTGTGGTAAAGCCATAATATTTCTCCTATTATATTATCCAAATACAGAAAGAGCACTTCGTATCGCACTTCCTGTACTACTTAATGCTCCTTCTGGAACATATTTATCATAACTAAAGCTCACACTCAACGATTGCACAGTATTTTCATTGTCGTTAGACAATTCAATATCGGCTATTGTTGTCGGAAATGCTCCCTCAAGTTTTACACCATAAACTGGTGTATTTTGCTCATCCAACTGCTGTATAATTACATCAGTCGTAATGTCTCGTTTATATGCTACAGCGTATTGATCCATATCAACAATTGATCCCATCCAGGAATCAAATACTGTTTTCATATAATAATCATTTGTTAAAAGAAAAGTACATGTTATATCGTCATGTAATTCTCCATATGGTATTTTTATTGTTTGCTTTTCTGCTTGATAGTCCAGAGTACTAATCTGTCTGCCTGGTATTGCAACAGATGAACATAAAACATTAATATCTCTTGGATCATTAATTAAGTTACGTGCACTAAAATTACCTGATATGGCTGATGATATAATTGTTTCTGGGTTTAAATTTAATAACGATTGTTTTGGTGGAGTAAAGATTACATTGAATCTATTACCACGAGCAAGACCACCCTTTTTGGATATGGTTGCTTTTAAATCCTCTATTGTTGCCATTAGCTTCTCGCAATTTTAAGGCTTTCATTCCAAATAGAAGCCTTACTTTTCTTTTTAAATTGTTCTGTTGGTAAAAAGATTGCTATTTCCCAATCTGTCATTGGTACTCTACTAAATTGAGAGACCACATGTTTACCTAAATAGTGTTTAAAACACGGTTTAAATTCTTTATATTTTCTGACACCTTGTAAAAGATCATATCGTAGTTTTACTAATCGTGTGGTATCCTTTACCTTAGTTGGAGCTAAACTCATTAATTCATCTAAAAATCTTGCTCTGACTCCATAGTTTAAATAGTGTAGGTTTAATCCATAAAATCCACCAGGAGCTGAATCAACCATAATTGTTAAAGGAAACCTATCGTAATATGGTAAGGTTGCCTTATGTTTTGGATCATAGAAATACATATACATATTACCTGCAATGTTTCTACTTGTTCGATCCAATGCATCATCTTTTAATAATGATTTTCTAGCAGGCATAACTAATTCTTGTGCCTTCTTTTGAAACCACTTTTGTGAATCCTTTGTACGTGCTTTTACACCAGCCCTTTGAGCTCCTGCTTGTAATGTATCAAATAGCGATGCCATATATCTATTTATACAATATCAGAGTATCTTTATGCCTAAATTTTTTAAAGTTTCTTCTGTCCATACTTGGAACTTCCAACCTTTATGTTCTGCAAACTGAGTTGCAGCTTCCCATTTATCGTTGTTTTTAATGTAGGTTAACTGTTCATTGATATATTTTTTGGTCTTACGTGACCGAGCTTTAGGTGGTTGTGTTTGTGATTTAGGTTTTATTTCAATTAGATATGTCTTTTTATTATCCATTTGTATTAAAAGATCAACGAAATACCTATGAAGTTTTTTATCTACTGTACACTTATATGGTACCACAACCTCTTCGCTATTCCATGCTGTTACCTTTGGATTGTTTTCACACCATTTAAATGCTTGTCGTTCCCATAATGATCGATAGACGACCTTATTTGGATTGCCTGCATACTTTTCTGGATGCTTTATTTTATATTTCCCTTTGTAAGCCATTATAAATAAACCTATATATGTTTTATTTATTTATATAGGAAAAAAGATGGCCGAAACAAACCAAGAACTACCACCAAGAGTTGATTTAAGTAAAAACCAATCAATGGTATTCCCTAGACGACTTAGAGCAGAAGCAGATAATGGGCACCCATTTATACAATTTACCATATCAGCAAAGGATAAACCTGAGGAAGTAAATGTCTTTTTATATCAACCACCAGGAGTTGGAATCCAAGACGGCGCGAGTTATACAAATTTTGATTTAGGAGCTTTACAAGGAGCACAGGAATTTGGACAATCAATTTCTGGAGGTAAAACAGTTGCTGATTCACTTAACGCATCCGATATGA